TCAAGTTGAAGAAGAAAAAGAAAAGAACAAGGTAATCAATAAAGTATTTAATGCTATTATTTTATCTATATTATATATTGGGTTTGGTTTGTTTATAATTACCGTGGAGTCATGAGGAAAATATTAATTTACTTTATTTTATTGCTCGTGACAACATCTTGTTCTGAAGCTAAAAAGCTTAGAAGAGCAGAGAAAAAAATATATAGGTTAACTCAGAAATATCCTGATTTACTAAAACAAGATACATTACATGACACGCTTTCTGTTATCACTCCTGAAGTTAGATATGATACGCAGTTCGTTGACAAGCCTGGAGATACAACGTATATCAATAACGGAAAGCTTGAAATCAAATATGTTCGGATTGGAGATACTACGTTTATTGAGGGGAAGTGCAAGAGCGACACAATTATACAAACAGTGGAAATCCCTGTTGAAAGAATTGTAGTAAGGAAAGAAACGATAGTAGATCAGTTAATAAGATATTTTAAAAATTCAATTATTTGGGTAATTATATTAGTTGTACTTGCCTTTGTAATTAAATTACTTTGGAAGTTTATAAAACCGTTTTAATAAAAAACAATGGGTAAGAAAAAGAAAAGAATTAAAGAGTTAGAGCAAGAGCTTGCTAAAAAACCATTTGAACCAAGGGGTTACGGCTCTGGAAAAAATGATGGAGGCTCATCAGTTTCTGATGTTCTAAAATCTCAGTCTGGTCCATCAATGTATGGAGACGCATATAACTATAAACAAATCAATTCCTGCGGTCCTTCAATGGAGGGTAATACAGGTCTTAAGCGAATTCCAGAAGTTGATAGTAGTGACTTTGCGTTTAAGCCAGATGGTAAAAAAAGATGGACACCCGTCCATAGCGCTGCTAGCACATATCACAAGGCAAAGGCAAAGCTTGATGAGATTGAAGGCAAAAGCCCAGGAACAAAAAAATTGTTGCGTGAAACCGCATTCAGTGCAGCTGAAAGTGGATTGAAGTTTGGTGTTTCAGCTATTCAGGGTAGAAAGGCCACAAGGCAAGCCGCACAGAAAGCATTTAGAAATAGATTTGCATCCACGTCAAGTGGTTCATCATCTACTTCTCAACCAACATCAGTAGATTCATATAGATCCTCAGAGAAGAAATATTCTAGAGGAATGTTCGGTTAATTTAAAAAAAAAAGATAAAATGGAACCAATAACAATAGCTGCCATTGCAACTGGGGTAACATCACTAATAGGTAGCGGTATAAGTGCTGCATCATCATCTAAGAAAAAAAAGTTAGGCAAAAAATTAGGTATGAAATCTAGGTTTGCATCCTCAAAACCAACTGGGGGTGGATACAGCCAGGGACCAAACTCAATTGGAAGCATCATTGGGACAATAGGGAAGGTTGCTGGACAGGTGGGTAAGTTTGCGATGGAGAATCCAGAGATAACTAAAGCGGCATTAGGAGCAGCTGGAGATATTGGATCGCAACTTATTGAGAATAAACAAAATAAAAATAAAGGAGCATATATGAAAGGCAAGAATAAAAGCAGAAAGCGAATCGCGCAAGACTATGCACGAAACGCAATTGCAGACCGCAGAGCTGGAAAAACGAGAGAGGCAAACTACGAGGGGCGACAGGCTACACGGGTTGCTGCTGGTGAGGCTCCTACCATGATGGGTTACAATCCACTATCTAAGCACATGGGTGGTCGTGGTGCTGACATGATGGGTAAGAAGCCTATGATGATGGGTAAAAAGCCTATGATGATGGGTGAGAACGTCATTGTTCGTGATTCTAAGTCTGGAGGTAAAAATCAATACAACAAACGAGGTAAGTAATGGGATTTAAATTGGATAAGCCACCATACACCATTGATGGTCCAGCAGTATATCTGAGTGACTTTAGTGACGAGCCTGCTGTCATTGGCCGAACCAATAAAAATGGTACCATTCTTTTGAATGAGAATCTTGACCCACAATACCACGACAAGGTAATAAAACACGAAAAGGTTCACGTTGACCAAATCAAAAGGGGGGATCTCGATTGGGATGGCCCCAATTTCTATTGGAAGGGTAAGAAGTATTCACGATCGTTAAACATGATGGGTACTGGAAAAGAACCTTGGGAGAAGGAGGCTTATAAAAAAGGTGGGGTACCTTTTGGTAAAATACCCGTTTAATAACAATAAAGACAATAATTAAAATGGGACAATTCGGAAATCAACCAGATTTTGGAACAGAGGCGTTTAGTATTACACCTAGTGACACTATAAATGCGACTACCAATTTAGGTGGGTGTATTTTATATGTTGGTGGCACTGGCAACGTAAAGGTATTAATGGCTGGTAAAACACAACTTGCTGACGCTATTACGTTTACTAATATTCCAGATGGTACTTTTTTACCAATTGTAGTAGACTATGTACTAGCAACTGACACAACTGCAACTGCCATTATTGGCGTAAAATAATAACTATGTCTATAGGACTTGGTATAGGTAATTCTATTGGTGGTAAGATAAGTGGTGGCTATGATCAAGCAGCTCAAGCGTATTTTACAGCAGTAAAAAACGAGGGCGGGTCTTTGACGTCTCTAGAAAAAGACCTTGTAAACACATGGTTCGTCACTGAACGAGCAGCAGGAAGACTATCTAAGTACAAGGCTGTCTACCCATTCAAGGGTAGGAACTCTGCGGCTGCGGCAATCAACATGGTCAATCCTTCGACCTACGACCTCGCATTCCCCAACTTCGTAGCAGGAGACTTTGCTACTTCTGGTTATCTAAAGCCAGATGGTTCTACTAAGTATGCGGACATGGGTGTTTCGTATCCCGAAGTTGTTAGCTCTATTGACGATATACAATTAGGCTGGTTATTTGATGAAACTATTACTGGCGGCTTTGAGGTTTTAATGGGTAATTATAGAGCTTCTGATAATGCAATAACAACTATTCAAATGAATGGGGCTACACCTCAAGCAAGAATGTATGCTGGTGCAGTTGCAGATGGTGTTACAGCAGGAAATTTAACTGAAGATAATCTTTATGTTGGCTCTAGAACATCATCAAGCAGGATGGACTCTTATGTTGATAGTTTAGAAGGCTTACCTCAAACGGGTGCTAGAACTGTTGGGTTTTCAGATTTAAACATTGCCATTTTTGCTAGAAACAACAATGGAACTATTGGCAATCACACCCAATGGGCATCAAAGCTAATCTTTATAGCAGAAGGTATCACAGCGGCAGAACAAGACGATGTTAACGAGTCCGTCAAAAATCTAGTTGTAGACACTGACGCACAAGCCTACATCCAAGAGGTATTCGACCAAGGAGGAACCCTCACCCTAGCACAACAAGCTGCGGTAAACAATCTAGTGAAGTCTATGAAGGCTGATGGGTTGTGGGATGGGGCTATCAGGTTATATCCATTTATGGGTGGTACGATTGATGCGGCTAGAATAGACCTTATAAGTTTAGGGCAAGCTACGAACAATAACTTCGTTGACGCAGATGTAAATGCTAAAATAGGTTTAACTGGTGATGGTTCCACAAAAGCAATTACAGGTACCAATCTAGCTACTGAACTCAGCTCCATATTTAATTATCAAATATTTGACTTTGTTGGTACAATAGACCCAGACGATAACTCATATTCTTGGGGAGGTTTTTCTTCATCTAATCAAGTTAGCCTAAGAACACCAGCTAGTGGTAGGTATTTCTACTACTCGAATCTTGTTTCGGTATTGTTATCGTCTCCATCGAATGTGATGGCTAATGGAGACTCAATTATTACCGCAAGATACTCTACAACGGACTCCAAATTGTACTTGAATGGGGAAGAACTGACATCAAGCACAACAGATGTTAGTTCTGCAACAACTTTCGGTCCAGACGTAGCATTGTTTGCTGCGTTACAAAATGGGACTGGGTTGTCAGCTTACTCCACGCAAGAAAAATTAGGGTGGGTTGCAATGGAAAACCTGAATGAAGAAGACGCCTTAAGATTCGAAAAACTCTACAAAGCCTTCATCCAACAAGTACAAGATGGAGAGACATACGAAACAGATGCAGCTGCATATTTTCAAGCTGTAGAGGATGCAGGTGGAACATTAACAAATAATGTTAAGTCTGAGTGGGATGCTTTTGTTAGTCGTGAAGTAGTAGCAGGAAGATGGTCTAAGATAAAAAGATTATATCCGTATTTAGGTGGTGTTATTAACTCAGCTGTAATTGATGCTATTACGTTAAATGCCGCAACTAATAATAACTTTGTTGATGCTGATGTTGATGCTACAATAGGTTTAACAGGGGATGGTAGTACGAAATCAATAATTGAAAGTGGGGATATAACAAATATTATAACAGATGATTACAATTTTGCAATTGGTACTTTTGCTAAAGATCCAGTTGGCGTAACCCCTTCAGGGCAATATTATACACAGTATTATGATGGCTCAAATAGAATTGCAATAAGGAGGCTGTTTAATTCAATTGGCGCATACTCTGGTTCTGTAAGCACATATTTTTATGATAGTACAGATATAACTGCTGAATCTAATTGGTCTTTTATTATGGGGCAATATACTTCAAGTAGCAGAAGTATATTATTTAATGGAACTAACGTAAAAACAAATACAGCAACAAGTTCAAATCCAGCGACAGGTTTTATTGGAGACCCATATAAATATGATCATTACTATTTTACTTATGGTGGGCAATCAAATAGCTCTTTTATAAGTCAAGGAATGTCAGAGACAGAATTAATTGCCTTTGAGTCATCCTACAAAACATTCATTAACAATATAACAGCTTAACAATGCAAATCATTAATTTAAATGCAGAGCAAAAGGCTCAAGTAGATACAGATGTAATTGTTGGGATTGAGAACTTCTCGCCAGCGGGTACATTTAGGTACAATGTGGACAAACGTGAACACATCGAAAGCATCTTAGGTGATGTATCGGAGTATATCGTAGACCTTGACACCATCGTGATGTCAGATCCTGAATTAGATATTTAAAACTAATACAAATTAAATTTAATTAAATGAAAATCGAGAAAGAAGAACTTGATCTTATTGTAGATCAGCAGATGGAAATGAATAACATGCTAAAGCAAATTGGCCTGTTGGAAAGTGAAAAAAGTAGGGTATTGAAGTTTTATTCGGACTTATTGACCGAATCCAATAAAACCAAAAAGGGTCTTGAAGAGAAATATGGAGCAATAAACATTGATCTATCGGACGGATCTTACACCCCTATTGAGAAAAAAGATTAGAGATGCCTGTAATTAGAAAGATAAGTATAGGTTCAGATTACAAGAATGATGCAATGCATTATTCTGTTGGCCAATCGGTGTATGGTGGTCATGATATATGCGACATCATTTTTAATGAAGAGGAAAGTTCATACAGCATATACATAACAAAAGACGAAGAAGTGTTGCCATGGAAGAAGTTCAATAAGAACATGGCAATATCTGTCGAATATGATCTTTCTTACTAAGCTTTATGAATAGTATTCATGACTTTATTGTAAAGCCAATTGATGGCAGATACAATAACAAGAAAAAGATTGGTGATGTAACATTTATTACCAACACAAAGATAGAGGACTACAAAAGCGTAAGCAAGGATGGGGTGGTGGTTGCCACTCCATTGGCTTTTGACACAAAAATTAAGAAGGGTGACATAGTTAGGGTTCATCACAACGTATTTAGAAGGTTCTATGATATACGGGGTAATGAGAAAAACAGTAGGAGTCACATACAGGATGACATGTATGCCTGCTCACCAGAACAGATATACCTATACGGTGATAATGTATCCCACTTAGATTATTGTTTTGTTCAGCCAATAATCAACGATGACCAGTGGTCGGCTCAAAAAGATAAACCATTGACTGGTATACTGAAGTACGGAAACGAACTACTAGAAAAAGAAAGCGTCATACCTGGGATGGTGGTTGGTTTCACACCAGAATCAGAGTTTGAGTTTGTGGTCGATGGTGAACTATTATATTGTATGAAATGTAAAAATATTGTTTTGGCCTATGAAAACAAAGGAGACAAAACTGAGTATAATCCAAGCTGGGCAAGCAGCAGTTGAGGAACTGATTAAGGTTGCTAAGGAACCGATTGTAACTGGTGGTGAAGATGATGTTTCAGCAGATAGATTAAAAAACGCAGCAGCCACTAAGAAGCTTGCCATATTCGATGCCTTTGAGATTCTTAACAGAATCAATGAAGAGCAGAATATGCTAGATGGTAAAACAGAACAAGAGGCGCCTAAGAAGGCGTTTACTGGATTTGCAGAGAATAGATCTAAAAAATAATGTACGAACAAACATTATTAAAAATATTAGATGACCATATAAAGCCGCATGTTCTGAAAAGAATGAACAAGGGCAAAAAGTGGGAGTATGGGTATAATGAGGACCACGATGTTGTAGTTATTAGTAAGACTGGCCAGATAGGTGAGATTTACGAAATACAAAACCTAAAGATAGCCTTACCGTTAGAGAGTAACGTGGTTAGGTTCAAGAGTAATAAGTGGGAACGTATGGAGTACCCCAAAGAGCTGTCTAGGTTTAAGAGTGTATTTGAGTGGAATGATGCTCCAGAAGAGTTTAAGAATAAATGGTTTGATTACATCGACACTGAGTTTACAAGAAGAGAGGAGGGGTTTTGGTTTGTAAACAACAAGAAGCCAACGTATATAACTGGCTCCCACTACACATACTTGCAGTGGTCAAAGATTGATGTTGGTAAACCAGATTTTAGAGAATCAAACAGGTTGTTCTTTATATTCTGGGAGGCGTGTAAGGCAGACCATAGGAGCTATGGGATGTGTTATTTGAAAAATAGGCGATCTGGTTTTTCATTTATGTCTTCCGCTGAAACAGTAAATATGGCCACTCTGTCTAGCGACTCTAGATTTGGCATTCTATCCAAGACTGGTCCAGATGCTAAGAAGATGTTTACGGATAAGGTAGTACCAATTTCGGTAAACTACCCGTTCTTCTTCAAGCCAATACAGGATGGTATGGATAGGCCAAAGACAGAACTAGCTTATCGAGTACCAGCATCTAAGTTTACAAGAAAGAAGTTAGACACCAAGGCTTCGGTTGAGGAGATTACTGGTCTTGACACTACAATTGACTGGAAAAATACTGGGGACAACTCTTATGATGGTGAGAAGCTGTCGCTGTTGATTCATGATGAATCTGGTAAATGGGAGAAACCCAATAACATCCTAAACAACTGGAGGGTAACTAAGACCTGTTTACGGCTCGGTAGCCGCATTATCGGAAAGTGTATGATGGGTAGCACCTCCAACTCATTAGATAAGGGAGGAGAGAGCTTTAAAAAGCTTTACGAGGAGTCTGATGTAACGAAACGAAATGCTAACGGACAGACCGCCTCTGGCTTGTATTCTTTGTTTATACCAATGGAGTGGAACTACGAGGGATATATTGATGAGTATGGTGCACCAGTTTTTGAAACGCCAGAAGAAAAAGTTTACGATCCGTATGGTAACCAGATAAGGATTGGTGTTATAGACTACTGGCAGAATGAGGTTGATGGTTTAAAAAATGACCAGGAGGGATTGAATGAGTTTTATCGTCAGTTCCCAAGAACAGAAGAACATGCTTTTAGGGATGAGGCTAAAAATGCCTTATTCAATCTAACCAAGATATACCAACAGATAGACTACAACCAAGACCTAAGAAACACCAATATACTTACTAGGGGTAACTTCCAGTGGGAACATGGAATCAAAGACAGTAGAGTAATATTTATGCCAAATAACAATGGCAGATTTTTAATTTCCTGGGTTCCACCTATAAATTTACAAAATAGAGTAATATTAAAGAATGGAGTTAAGTATCCTGGTAATGAGCATTTAGGGGCGTTTGGGTGCGATAGTTACGATATATCAGGTACCGTAACTGGCACAGGATCAAATGGATCTCTGCATGGATTAACAAAGTTTTCAATGGAGGAGGCTCCAGCGAATCATTTCTTTTTGGAGTATATATCTAGACCACAGACGGCTGAGATATTCTTTGAAGATATTTTGATGGCGATTGTATTTTACGGAATGCCAATACTTTGTGAAAATAATAAGCCCAGGTTGCTGTACCATATAAAGAGGAGGGGGTATAGAGGTTATTCAATGAACAGGCCAGATAGGGTTTGGAATAATCTTTCTCAGACAGAAAAAGAAATCGGTGGAATACCCAACTCAAGCGAGGATATTAAACAGGCTCACGCAGCGGCTATAGAGACATACATAGACGAGTGTGTTGGTATAATCGGGGATGGTGAGTACGGTGATATGTATTTCGATAGGACACTTAATGATTGGGCCAGATTTGATATAAACAACAGAACAAAATTTGATGCGTCTATAAGTTCAGGATTAGCAATAATGGCATGTAATAAAAACAGATACGCACCCATAAATAAAGTTGTTAGAAAAAATATAGCTCTTGCGTTTAAAAAATATGATAACACTGGTAGTGTTTCTAAATTGATAGATAAATGAATATAAGCACAAATCCAAATAGTTCTTTCCCTAGTCAGGTCGTTAGTGACGAGGAGAAAAAGAGTTATGACTACGGCAAACAGGTTGGTAGGGCTATAGAGGGTGAGTGGTTTTATGGGGGCAGACATGGCAATAGATTTGCCACAAACTGGAATAAATACCACAACCTTAGACTTTATGCGAGAGGAGAGCAGCCTATACAGAAGTATAAGGACGAGCTTTCTATTAACGGTGATTTGTCTTATCTTAATCTAGATTGGAAGCCAGTTCCAGTCATATCTAAGTTTGTTGACATCGTAGTCAACGGAATGTCTGAGAAAAAGTATAGCGTTAATGCGTATGCTCAGGATCCAGACTCATTAAAGGAAAGGACTAACTATGCTAGTAACCTACTTAGAGAGATAATAGCCAAAGAACAGATTGCTAAACTAAAGCAGGACATCGGAATTGATGTATCTAACTTCCCTGGTAAAACCGATTTACCTGAAAACCCAGATGAGGTTGCTTTGTACATGCAGCTTAAGTACAAGCCCTCTATTGAAATAGCTGAGGAGGAGGCAATTAATAATACACTGGCTAAAAACAAATTTGAATTAACAAGGCGAAGATTTAATCAGGATCTTGTTGTACTCGGTATTGGTGCGGTAAAGACTAATTGGAATAAGGCTAATGGTATAGTTTTAGATTACTGTGACCCAGCTAAAATGGTTTGGTCATATACAGAGGATCCAAACTTTGAGGATATATACTATGTTGGTGAGGTTAAGTCAATCACCATCCCTGAGCTTAAAAAGCAATACCCACAAATCTCCGAGGAGGAGCTAGACAGAATTTCTAAGCTTGGCAACCGAAGTGACTATGTGGTAGGATGGAACGACTATGACGAGAATACGGTTCAGGTTTTGTACTTTGAGTATAAGACATACATGAACCAGGTATTCAAGCTAAAGAGAACAGCAAATGGCCTTGAGAAGGCTATCCAGAAAACAGATTCATTTAATCCTCCACCATCAGACTCGTTTGATAAGGTATCTAGAACAATAGAGGTATTGTTTCAAGGGGCTAAGATTCTTGGGTACGATGAAATGCTTGACTGGAGATTGTGTGAAAACATGACTCGACCTAAGTCAGACACCACTCGTGTTAAAATGAATTACGCCATCACTGCCCCAAGAATGTATAAGGGCAGAATAGAGTCTGTGGTTAGCAAGATTACTGGGTTTGCTGACATGATTAATATTACAAACCTCAAGATACAGCAGGTTATATCTAAGCTTGTTCCTGATGGTGTGTACTTGGATATAGATGGACTAGCGGAGGTTGATCTTGGTAACGGAACCAACTACAACCCACAGGAAGCACTGAACATGTACTTCCAAACTGGTAGCATCCTTGGTAGATCACTCACCCAGGAAGGTGATATGAACAGGGGTAAGGTACCTATCCAGGAGTTAAACTCATCGAATGGACAGGCAAAGCTTGGAGCTTTAATTAATACATACCAGTATTACCTGCAAATGATTCGTGACGTGACGGGTCTAAATGAGGCTAGGGACGGTAGTGTACCAATGGAGGATACTCTTGTAGGACTTCAAAAGCTGGCCGCTAACGCATCAAATGTAGCGACTAGACATATCCTACAGGCAAGCCTTTATCTCATCGCTAGAGCATGCGAAAACGTCTCTCTAAGGATTGCTGACTCTATTGAGTTTGCTTTGACTAAAAATTCACTGCAAAACTCTATCAGTTCATTTAATGTGGGTACGCTAGAGGAGATTAGAAACTTACCTCTTCATGACTTTGGTATTTACTTAGAGCTTGAGCCAGAGGAAGAGGAAAAAGCACAATTAGAGCAGAACATCCAGGTGGCACTTAAAACTGGTGGCATCGACATTGAAGACGCTATTGATATACGTCAAATAAACAACATCAAGCTTGCTAATGAAATCCTCAAGCAGAAGAGAGCTAAAAGGATGGAGATGGAGCAGCAGCAAAAGCAGCAGATGGTTCAAATGCAGGCTCAAGCGAATGCACAGTCGGCAGAACAAATAGCTCTTTCAGAGGCTCAAAAGCAGCAGGTGTTGACGCAGGAAAAGATTAGCATCGAGCAAGCTAAATCTCAATTCGAGATTCAAAAACTACAAACTGAGGCTCAGATTAAGAGAGAACTCATGCAGTTAGAGTTTGATTTTAACATGCAATTAGCTCAAATACGAGCCAATGCAGAGTCTCAAAAGGATATGGAAATCGAGGACAGAAAAGACAAGAGAATTAAAATGCAGGGAACTCAGCAGAGTGAGCTAATTAATCAAAGAAAAAACAATCTACTCCCAATGGATTTTGAATCATCTGGGAATGATGTCTTGGGTGGCATAGGACTAGAGCAGTTTGAGCCACGGTAATCGTGTTTAAACAATTATATATTATATTATTATGTCGGAAACTAAATTAGATTTATCTAAAGTAAAGCCTAAAAAGGCTAAGGAGACGGTAACCAAGTTGGACCTGTCTAAGAAAAAAGAAGAAGAAGTAAAAACAGAAGAGAATGCCATTCAAGAGCAAGAACCAAGCGGTGTGGATGAGAATCAACAAGCCGCAAATGTACAAGAGGTGGAGGCAGGAGCATCCGAATCAGGATCTGTCGAAGCTACCAAAGAAGTCTCCAGTGGAGATGATGGGGGTGACAAAGAAGAAGCTGTAGTAATCGAAGAGGTTACTGAGGATCCTGTACAGGAGGATGTACAAGAGAATGTAGAAAATACATCACATCTACCAGAAGGTGTTGACAAATTGGTTCAGTTTATAAATGATACTGGAGGCACGGTAGAGGATTATGTTCGATTGAATGCTGATTACTCTAATGTGGATGAAGACACGCTGCTGAGAGAATATTACAGGCAGTCAAAACCACATCTAGATAAAGAAGAAGTAGATTTTGTAATGGAAGAAAGCTTCTATTACGATGAAGATATTGATGACGAGCGAGACATCAAAAGAAAAAAACTCGCTAAAAAGGAAGAGATTTCAAAGGCACGTTCTTTTCTTAATAATTTGAAGGATAAATATTACGAGGAAATCAAGTCGAGGCCCACGTTATCCAACGAACAGAGAAAAGCAATGGACTTTTTTAATCGATACCAGAAGAATCAACAGGAGGCTGAGGAGGCCAGTAAGTTGTTTCAGTCCAGAACAAAAAAGTTTTTCCAAAACGATTTCAAAGGTTTTGATTTCAATCTTGGGGAAAAGAAGTTCAGGTACGCATTAAACAACACTGACTCTATCGCTGATACTCAATCTAGTATTGACAATATATTGGGAAAGTTTCTCGATGAAAAAGGCAATATTAAGGATTTTAACGAGTATCACAAGGCGATGTACGCAGCCCAGAATGTTGACAAAATTGTCTCTCACTTTTATGATCAGGGTAGAGCTGACGGTATTAAGGAGGTAGCTAGTAATTCTAAAAATATTACTGATGAAGCTCCAAGACAAACCGCCAACGAAACTCTGTTTATTAATGGTTTGAAGGTCAAGGCTGTCAACGGGGTTGATACTTCACGACTTAAAATTAATAAAAAACCTAAAAATTAAAAAAAATGGGATCATTTGCAACTAACGACCCGTTGGGTTCGTTTTCCTTGGTACCTACTCCGTTTAAGAGTGTAACCCAAGGTTCTTATTTAAACTTTACTGATGGTAGCGGAAACGACTTCGCACAGCAGTATCTACCTGAAATCTACGAAGCTGAAGTAGAGCGTTACGGTAACCGTACAATCTCTGGCTTCCTTCGCATGGTTGGCGCTGAAATGCCAATGACATCTGACCAAGTTGTTTGGTCTGAGCAAAACCGTCTTCACTTGTCATTCGTACCTGGTATGGGCGGTGGTGGAGCAACCACTGTTTCTGCTCCTGCTATTGCAGCTGGCGCTACAGTAATTACAAACGTAGCTGGCGAGAATGCTGCTGGAGAATCAATCCAGCCAATCATCCGAGCTGGTTCTACTATTGTTGTTTACAACACAGTGAGTTTTGCTTCTGTTAAGTGTTTTGTTGACGCAGAGCCTGCTGCTGGAGCTACTAACTGGGATGTTAACGCTTTCCCATACGATGCTGCCAACCTAAACGCAGTTTCTACTGCTGTTGGACAGCCAGGTGAGGGTGGAGATGTTAAAATCTTCGTTTACGGTTCTGAGTTTGGTAAGGGAACTGACTCTATGGTTGGTTCTGTCACACCATCATTCACTCAGTACAGCAACAGCCCAGTAATCATCAAGGATCAGTACGAGGTTTCAGGATCTGATTCTGCTCAAATTGGTTGGGTTGAAGTAACTGATGAGGCTGGTCTTTCTGGATACCTTTGGTACTTGAAGGCTGAAGGCGAGACTCGTCTACGCTTCCAAGACTATCTTGAGATGGTTTCTGTTGAAGGTGAGCTTGCTGCTGCTGGTTCAGCCGCTATCGGACAACTTGCTGGAGGTAGCTCTAGCGCAAACGTAAAGGGTACTGAAGGTTTGTTTGCTGCTGTTGAGGCACGAGGAAATGTTTACAACAACTTCTCTGCTGCAACTGGATTGGCTGACTTCGACAAGATCCTTGCTAACCTTGACAAGCAGGGCGCTATTGAGGAGAACATGCTGTTCTTGAATCGAGCTACTTCGCTTGATATGGATGACATGCTTGCTGCTCAGAACTCTTACGGTGCTGGTGGTACTTCTTACGGAGTATTTGAAAACAGCGCTGAGATGGCTTTGAATCTTGGATTCTCTGGATTCCGAAGAGGTTCTTACGATTTCTATAAGACTGACTGGAAATATCTTAACGATGCTTCTACTCGTGGTCTTACTGAAGACGTAGATGGAGTCTTGGTTCCTGCTGGAACAACTACTGTTTACGACCAAATGCTAGGTACTAACATTCGTCGTCCATTCTTGCATGTACGTTACCGTGCATCTGAGGCTGATGATCGAAGAATGAAGTCTTGGATTACTGGTTCTGTAGGTGGTGCTGCTACTTCAGGAGAAGACGTAATGAAGGTTCACTTCCTTTCTGAGCGTTGCTTAGTTACTCAGGCGGCTAACAACTTTGTGTTGTTCAAGAGCGTATCTGCCTAATTATAACTTGATAAACTTGGGGCTGCAATTTGTGGCCTCAAGTTTTCTTTTTTTTTAATTATTTAATTATATCATATTATGGCACGTCCAAGAAAAACAACAACTACCGCAAAAGAAGAAGTGGTAGTAGATCAAGAAGAAACTACGGTTGAAGAAACAGTAGAAGAAACATACGAAGAGCCGACACCAAAACCGATTAAAAAGCAGGTGAAGGTTGAGGAAACTAAAAATAAGGATGATTGGGAGATTAAGGCTCGCCAATACTTCCTTACTGGAAACAAGGAGCCACTGACCTTTACATTGGCCAGTAAGCACAGTGAGAGGCATCCGCTTCTTTGGTTTGATCCAGAAAAAAATATGCAGAGAGAGATTCGATATGCAACCAATCAAAAAAGTTGCTTTGTCGATGAACAGACTGGATCTGTAACGCTTGAACACATTGTGTTTAAAAATGGTGTGCTTCATGTACCAAAAGAAAAGCAAAGCCTACAGAGGTTGTTGTCTATCTATCATCCTCACAAGGATAAGTTGTATAGAGAGTTTGATCCAGTGCAAGAAGCGGAGTATGGCTTGGAGGATTTGGAGACTGAGTTGGAGGCTATGACTGCCGCTAGAGAGATTGATATCGATCACGCTGAGGCAATCCTTCGTGCAGAAAAAGGTTCTAGCGTTTCTACAATGACAACCAAGGAGATACGAAGAGACTTGATGGTTCTTGCCAAGACAAACCCAAGACTATTTATTAGTTTGGCAATGGATGAGAATATTCAACTTAGAAACTTTGCAATTAAAGCCGCTGAACAGGGCATCATTAAACTATCACAAGATCAAAGGACATTCACCTGGGCATCTACTGGTAGAAAACTAATGACGGTTCCATTTGATGAACACCCATATTCAGCTATGGCATCATTTTTCAAGACAGACGAGGGTATGGAAATATTCTCATCTATTGAGAAAAAATTAATGTAACAACGTAATATATATTATAGTGGTTAGGTCAGGTTTATCCTGGCCTAGCTTCTATAAATAATAAAAAAACTATGGCTATAAATGTTAATGAAGTATATAAAACTGCTTTGTTGATCCTGAATAAGGAACAAAGGGGTTATGTTACTCCCAATGAGTTTAATAAAATAGCCACTCAAGTTCAGCTGCAAATGTTTGAAAACTATGCGGAAGAACTAAACCAGCAGCTTCGAATCCCACAGGCCGATGCAGACTACTCTGACAGGGTCATGAATACGGATGAGAAGCTTTCTGTATTTAAAGAGATTGATAAACCATACTACAATACAGATCACTACGAGCTTCCTGGATGGATTGACCCAGCCACTGGGACATCACCCACTGGCAATACTGATACATTCTACCGACTAGGTTCTATTGTGTATAATGGCCTGAACGGAAAGCAAGTAGAGGCACAAAGGCTTCAGAGGTTTGATTTTTATAACATTCAAAACTCACCACTTACAGCATCAACAACAAGCTTTCCAACGTATCTATACGAGGACAATAAAATTTATATCAGTCCATCGACAATTAATGGACAGTACGATGCGAGTCCAGTTTACAATAATATATCCGTAAGCTATCTACGCAAACCAAAAAACCCACGATGGGGTTATAGTGTTGGCTCTCTGGGTCAGTACATCTACGATGCAACCACATACGGCGATGCATTAATCAATACAGGAACTGGGACATTAACATCTAGCATAAGCACCAACCCAACAAATAAGGACGCTGCGGTTACTACTGGTGTAAACCCATCTGCTACATCTGGGTCTGGTACTGGTATCGAGGTGACAATAACAACTACTGGTGGTGCTGGTTCAGCAACCGTAACAAGTGTGACAGTTACTAACGCAGGTTCTGGTTATGCCTCTGGTGACACCATTACATTTTCTGGGGCAAGCTTCGGTGGCGGTGTTGGTGGCGATATGATCATCACACTCACTGATGCGAACTTTAATGCAAATAGCACATACGGATCTACAGACATCGAACTTCATGTGTCAGAGCAAACCGACTTTATAATTAAGCTCCTGTTCTATTTTGGTGTAGTTATAAATGATCCAAATATAATTCAGGCCGCTGTTCAAGAAGCTAGATCTGAGGAGATAAACGAAAAAAGCTAATAAGAAATGGCAGTACCAAATGGAGGTTTAATTACCGAAACAAACGAGGAGTATTATGTAGGCCAAAGAGTGTATGACCTTGGTGCGGCCGAAACGCAATCAAGCTTTCCCACGACATTTAATACCGAACTAACAGACGGTGTATCTGGTGAGTATCCAAGGAACTATTATCTTCAAACAAGTAATGATGGTGGCGTAACATGGGTTACCGTACCATCTGAGGTTGCTACAGCTACTACAAATCAAGTTATTAGTGGTACAAATGCGGTTCCAGTGCCTCTTGGTCCAAGCATTATGGTAAGGGTTGTACTGTTTATTACAGCAGCGCAGAATAATTATGGTGGGTATCAGTACATCACCATATCTGACATTGTCAATAACTTTTTGGTGGCCTACGTTGGTGCTGGTAAGCTCATCCCAAGCGTAAAAAGAACAGATGTAATATTCCACGCCAAGAGAGGTTTACAGGAGTTTAGCTATGATACATTAAAAAGTATTAACTCAATTGAACTTACGATTCCAGACAGCCTGAGTTTACCAATCCCACAAGACTATGTAAACTACGTTAGGGTGTCATGGATTGATCAACTTGGTGTAAAGCATATCGTATACCCAGCTAATAATCTGACAATCAATCCAGTACAAAGTCCAGAACAAGACTCTGCTGGTGGTTTAATTCAGGATGGTGACGGCACAAACATACAGCTATCATCTCAAACAGAGACTAGATGGAACACCAATGACACTAACGAAATTACAGGAATATTTAACAGTAACCAAGTCAATCAAGGCTACGATTGGTGGGGTTATGGATTAGGGTATGCTTGGGGTTACGGTGGATATTTTGGACAGAGATACGGCCTAGATCCAACACTGACTCAAGGGAATGGATGGTTCACTATTAGTGAAAGAACAAACTCATTTGGGTTTTCTAGCAACTTAGCAAACCAATTAGTTGTCATAGAGTATATATCTGATGGGTTGGCTTATGGAGAAAACTCACGGGTACCAAAGCTTGCAGAAGACGCTATGTACGCACACCTAGTGTACTCAATTATGAGTACAAGGGCAAACCAGCCAGAGTATGCTGTAAGACGATGGAAGCAGGAAAGAAGTGCTAAACTGAGAAATGCCAAGATTAGGCTTTCCAATCTGAAATTAGGCGAACTCATTCAGGTCATGAGGGGTAAGTCTAAGATGATTAAAAACTAGAATTAAATGGCAGAAACTAAAAATGTTTTTCTTGGGGCTAAGATGAATAAAGATCTTGATCCAAGATTAATATCCAATAGAGAATATATTGAGGCTAGAAACGCGTCCGTCACTGATTCAGCTGGTGGAGACTCAGGGGTATTGGAGAATGTTTTTGGTAACAGTGAGCTGACAACCTTTGGTCTTACAGATAGCCACCTTAAAATTATTGGCTTTTATGTAGACACTGCCAACGATAGGTTATTTGCTTTTTTAACAAACTACACAGACTCATCTGCTACGGCTTTAGATAACTACGCACCAAGCGGATCCGCACACTATATAGCCATGTATAACACCATAAACGGTGAATACACAATTTTAGTTGGTGGCAGCTTCCTTAACTTTTCAGATACACACGAGGTACTTGGTATAGACCTTATAGAGAATCTACTGTTCTTTACAGACAACAGAAATCAGCCAAGAAAAATTAATGTTGACCTAGCTATAGCCAACCCATACGGTTCAGCAAACCCATACTACACATCCGAAGAGCATATATCGGTCGCTAAATACTACCCATATCAGGCACCATCCTTAAGCACGTTGAAGGGTGATGGTAGCATAGCTAACGGAACAATTATACCGATAGATAGCCCAGTAATTATTACTGGTGTTGCATCTCCAAGCTCTGCTATTTTTACTGTTGGTGTTACATCTGGTGTTACCACCGATGGAGCTGGGGGTACGCTAACTTGTAATGTCACAACATTTGCAAGTGGAACCCCAAATACACTATATGTGGGATCAATATTTGTTAATGTTGCACCAACTGATGCGAATAACAACTATGTAGTTGGTGATAAGATAACAATTACAGCGGCAACTTTAGCGTCATTTTTTGGTGGCCCTGCGAGTAAAAATGCCACCTTTACCATCAGTAGACAGGACTTTGCTAGAACCCCATCCATGTGGGATGTAGTTAGTGAAAACCTTCCTCTACCATATACCACAACTGCGGCGGCTGGGGGTACTGGGTCGTTTACAGTCACTGGTACTGCACCAAACATAAATTATATTGGTGCCATAGTTACATCGACAACATCTGGAGGCAGCCCAGTAATTACTGTTTCGGACGGTATTACGGTTACTAACGTAGCTGGCTCTGTAGTAACCACATCTGGCGGTACATTTAGCGCTACAAATAAGGTAACAATTGGGGCGAACCCATACTACGACCCAAACTTCACGGGTGATAAGAATTTCTTATCTGACAAGTTTGCTCGATTCAGCTACAGATACAAGTTTGAGGATAACGAATACTCCCTAATAGCCCCGTTCTCTCAGGCTGCGTTTATACCGAAGCAGGATGGGTACTTCTTAGAGGAATCTATTCCTACGAGTATCTTAGACGATGCAGCAGATAGTGATGAGAACAACACCATTAAAAGCACCATAATTGACTTCTTTGAAAACAAGGTAAATAAAATAGATATTGCCATACCAATGCCTGATGACGCATTCGTGTCTAATACGTTAGCTGAGGGGAGTGGTGTTTTGACGTCAAGCATAACAACCAACCAGATTGATTTTGCGGATGGACTCTATTCTGGAACAGTGGGTGTGACGGCTGGGTATTCATCCTCTGGAAGCGGCATTGGATTAGAAATTAATATCAGTGTCGTAGGTGGTTCGGTGATTGATGTTAGCGTTGTGTCTAGCGGATCTGGTTACATGGTTGGAGACACCGTTACAGTTTTAGGGGCTATTTTGGGTAGCGTTACTGGAGACCTAATTATAACACTTCAATCATTAGCATTCAACAAAGACAGCATATACAATAAGTATAAAGTAAAAGAAATTGACGTACTATTCAAGGATTCTGAAGGTAACGCGATAAAGGTTGTGGATACAATTGATTTCGATGATTTAGCCTCGTCCACTGGTAGTGAGTATGTGTATACATACAACTCATCAAAACCGATTAGAACCCTACCATCAAAGGAAACTGTAAGAGTTAGCGACCAGGTTCCATTAAGAGCAAGAGCGCAAGCCGTAGCTGGTAATAGGGTAATTTACGGCAATCTCACACTAAGGAGTGCATCGTTAAAAAGCCTTAACTACAGCGTTACTGCTGGGGATAAATTAGATTATGGGTTTGGTGGGCCTGGGTCTAAAGAGGAGTACCCAAACCACTCACTAAAGCAGAATAGGACATACCAGGTTGGTATTGTTCTTGCTGACAAATATGGAAGGCAGTCAGATGTAATCACATCAGACACATCTACAATATACCATCCATATAAGGATGATGTTATGAATTTGAATTTTCTTGGTGATTCACTTCAGGCCACATTTAATGCTCCAATACCGTCTGTGTCGTCTACCATTGGGTATATAGGACTCTATGATGCCACCACAAATCCACTTGGGTGGTACAGTTACAAGTTTGTTGTGAAGCAGCAAGAGCAGAGCTACTACAATGTATACCTACCAACTATACTAAATGGATACCCTCAAGATGTTAGTTCATCAGCACCTCATCCAACTAGTTATAGTACAGTTCAAGACGAAGCCTATATAACACTATTTTCAGATAATATTAATAAAATACCAAGGGACCTTCAGGAGGTTGGGCCGCAAGACCTTCAGTTTTCAAGTTCTGTCAGGGTTTTTGGAAGGGTTTACAATACTGGATTTAGTTCATCAAATCCAACCAACAGGCAGTATTTCCCTACGATATCAGGTGATGAGGTCACGTTGATTGGTGACAGAAATGAAATTGGATTAGACACTACGTCTGAGGGTGATGAGTATTACAGCTCACCGTTTTATAGCATACCCACCAACAATGTTGGTACTGTTCCTGGGGATGGAGCTGATTTGAGAGGGGCGAACCCATACATAGGAAGAGTTTCTACCGTGAATCTAATTGGTGCTGTTGGTGGTGGGGATTTAACTACACCTTCTGGTTTTGATCCACCAGAGGTAACAAATTTAAATACACGCCTAAATGTCTATGAGACTGCTCCATTTATCTCAAATCTAGAGATATTCTGGGAAAGTACATCTTCGGGGCTTATATCTGCACTTAACTCATATGTAAAGCAAGACTTTTCTGAGCTTCCAGTGTCTATAGCTAACTTAGAATGGAATCTTTCAGAGGACGCCATACCCCCTAGTGGTTTTATTGCAGTTCCAGAGATAGCTCGATTTGATTTAGCTGCCGCCAATGGTGAGGTAATTAGCAACACCACCACCACAGCTATGCTAGTAGAGGTAAGGAATGGTAATGGAGGGATTGTCACAAACAAGTTTACACTGAATAGGGACAATTCTCTTAACCAATTCTATATTACACCGTCACCAGGTACATACTTTGTATATACAGAGAACAGCAGGATATTTGACAATTATTCATTTACGATAAGCGCCACAAACAACTCTGGACCAGCCTCTTTAATCTCTACTGGATTTGGTAATTACCTAGCAAATGTAGCGCCAACAGCAACTGCCACTGGTAGCGCATCACTTCCAGAGATTATACCGCCATCTACATGGGCTACATTTACTGTAATGGATGGGGATAATGGCGCAGCTCAAGTTTCTGATCAAAAGAACGGCTTGATTTGGGAGGTTACAAAGGTTGAGTTTCAGTGGACAGGAAATGGTGGGGCTTGGACACAATACAATACCCCAGTATCGGATATGTTTAGAGTAGTAAAAGGTAGTGGCCAATCCATTCCAGAGACGCTTCAGTATAACAACCAGTTAATTTGCCTTGATGTAAACGCAACCAATGAGGCAAACTTATACAACTATAGTAATAGGGTAGATACAGATGTAAGGGTTACGTTGAAGCTGACTGACGCTAGTGGTTCTGGATTGAGTTACGAAACAGTTGAGACAACAACGCTAACTAGAACTAATTGATATGGCAGCTACAATTGAAATAAAATACTTTAATTCTTTTATAGTAAAGAAGGTTCTCACTAGCGGTGGTGTTGCTACATGGCCATCACTTCCATGGAACCCAGACGGATACCCACAGTACCCACTGCTTTCTGTGACCGACACCAAGCAATGGTATGTGGAGGAGTCCAGAATTAGGGGTGGATACAATAACACGGAAACGGGTTATGGAGTTAGGGCTTACATTACAGAAGAGAGGGATGATGAGATCGTCTCATCCAACTCCCTTATTTACTCTGGTCTATACAACGCTCTAACAAACTTCAATGAAACAAACGTGTTTTCAGTTGGGGAGAGTATAACTAAGAGTGTTGACCCAACATACGGAAGCATTCAGAAACTATACACCAACAATGGAAACTTAATGGTGTTCCAAGAGGATAAGGTAAGTACAGCATTGATTGATAAGTCAGCCATATACTCAGCCCAGGGAGACGCAACAGTGACATCAAGCGACTTGGTTATTGGGCAGGTAACACCGTATGCTGGTGAATACGGAATGAGTAAGAACCCAGAGTCATTCGCTAAGAAGGGGTACAGGGTATATTGGACCGATCAGTCTAGGGGTGCTGTATTGAGATTATCTAGGGACGGTATCACTGAGATTAGTGACTATGGTATGCACGATTATTTTAGAGATAAACTTGCGCCAATAACGAGTAATTATAAGAATAGTCAACTACTGAGTTTTACCGCATCTGGAACGGGGTCTACAATAACACTTACTGGTGATGTAGATTTAATCCAAATCGGGATGTCTATTTATGGTAACTATAGCGGAGTATCTGGTGCCTATGTCACCGACATAAATATCACAACACCAGGCTCTGTTGCTGATGTGACATTTAGCCAGTCATTTAGCTCTATACCAGCTACTATAAACCTATACAAGCTACAGAGGGATAAGATTGTAGGTGGATACGATAATTACTCAGACTCGTTTGTAGCCTCGATACAGCCAGTTGTACCTGATTTGTCAGCTGGAGATGGGGATTATGATACTATATCATTTAGTGACTCAAATAATGGCTGGAGTAGCTTCTGGGATTATAAGCCAGCATTTGCCGATACATTAAACGCTAATTTCTACACATGTAAAGATGCAGCTATTTGGAAGCATTACGACAATACTGTAGCTAAGAATAGAGGTAGTTTTTATGGTAATACTGTTGATACTAGTGTTACCTTTGTGTTTAACCCAGAGGTTAGTACATCTAAGGTGTTTAAGACCATATCATACGAGGGTACAAACGGATGGGAGGTTGAAAGCTTTAAGTCAGATGTACAGGGTGTAGACTTGAATAATTATTCAGGGCCACCAAGTTTAAATGACTACCAAGACGTTAGCGCTAGCGTCTATAGCTACGATGAGGGATCATATACTGAGGGTGGCGTGACGTATCGAGCTGGATTTGATAGAAAGGAAGGTAAATACATGTCTAACCTAGTTAATAATAGCACAGCTAGAATTGATGAGGTGGTATACGGTGTAGACATGTCTGGAATTAAAGGATACTACGCCACGGTAAAAATTAAAACAGATGCCACGACAGATGTGGGTGGTAACAAACAGATATTTGCGGCATCTACAAATAACATTATGTCGTCTAATTAAGTACATAGAGGATGGGACAAAGAAGAAAATACGCAGAATTATATCGAGCGCTAGAAAGAAGCTTTTACTATGAGGAGCAACAGAGGCAAGCTACAGACCAGCTCAATGCTGTTCGTGACTCACGTCAAGCTATTATTGACCCATCGTCTGCTGTCAGGGACCTAAGTGGAGATTTTTATAATCCATACGCAAATCTTGGTGTAGCCACTAAGGCTGCTGAAATGCAGATAGAGCAGACGGATATTGCATTAGCAAATACATTGGATACACTTCGGGCAACTGGCTCTGGAGCTGGTGGCGCAACCGCACTCGCTCAGGCTGCATTGCAGAGTAAGAGAGAGGTATCTGCAAGTATACAGCAACAGGAGGCCGATAACGCTAAATTAAAGGCTCAGGGAGACGCTCAATTGCAACAGATGAAGGCTAGTGAGCAGCAGAGAGTTCAGGCAGCTAAAGCAGCTGGCATGGAGTTCATGTTTAGCGCACAAGAGGCTAGAACAAATGCAGATCTCGACTTCTATGCCAACCAGATGCAGCTTGCTGATGAAAGAGCGTACCAGGCCGAGGGCGATGTGGAGGCTACTCTCAATTCGTTCGGAAGAATAGGTAAGGCCGTAAGAAGCCTGTTTGGTGGTTCGGACCCAGACAAGAATTGGACGGATAGAAGAGAGGCTAGTATCTACGATATACCATAAATTATACTAGAAAAAAACAAGAGATGGCTTATAGAACTCAATCGACCAGAAGTCAATACAGGGATGTATCTCCAGATAAGGAGGACACCTCATATGCGCGAGAGCTAACTGCTGCCGCCACTGCATTTCTAGGTAGTGAACTTATTTCTTTGGGTAAAAGAAACTCAGAAAGAAAGCAAATAAATAATGCGCTGATGCTTCAGTCTGAGGCTAAAAAGGCTGAGTTAATGACCAACATAGGTGCGCTTGCTACTCAGGAGAATGCTGTTAACAGAGCTGCGCTTGAGGAGACTTCTTCCGCTGTAGTTAAGGACCTGGCTGATGCCCAACTAAGACTAAATCAGTCAACTGGCACCTACAGATACACAGACCCATTAACTGGAGAGGAAAGAACTAGACAGGATGATTTAAGGACGATATCACAAGCAAATAATTTTGTTAACAACATCGGAAGTGATATTGAGGCGAACGAGGCTTTGATTGGTAAACTTCAAGAGCAACTGGCAATGAATAATATCGGTGATCATCCAGGAGCCATTGACATGAGTACGGTTGATCCTAGAGTGCTTGCCATTGCACTGGGTGATGACCCATCAAAGGGGATTAAATTTACAGAGACGTACAAGGTGGATTACGACCCAGAAAAGGGGTACATGACCAGTATTGTATATAAGGGTGATGGTATCGCTGAAGCTAATAAGGCACTTGGTGTTTCTGGTGATGAGTTTGTCATCAACGCTAAATCACTTGCTGGTATACTAAACGATCCAGAGCGAAACCCAGCAAACATGTACGCCTATGTATCATCAAACAACTTTACTGGTGCAGATAATCTGTTCGGTAAACAGGCGACCCAAATTACAGCAGATGGTTTATTGAGGGATAATTTCTATACACCAGCTGGGGAAAAAACAATCAGCCTTGGTGGCAACAGGAGGCAGTTAGTTGATCAAAAAATGTTGAAGTATAACGAAGTTCACAGCGCCCTTAATGGTACAAGTGTAGCAGCCGTGGGGTCAAGCATGCGTGGCAATAATCCACAGCAAGTCCTCACTGATATAAAGGCCTACACGAAGTATGATGAAAAAACAAAGGAGTATTATTATAACACGCCAAAGGTAGGTGAAGATGGACTTTTACAGTACAACGACAAGGGTGAGGTTATAATGAATGACGATAGGTCTGTTTTAATTAAA